CCGAAACTGGTCCAAAAGTAGCTGGTGCGCGCATTGAGCGCGCCTTCTTGACCACCTTACGTGCAATTTGTTTCCGAGCCATGTCGCCAGACACTGAAATGTTGTTGTTTTTGTTATTTTTCGTTGTTTTTACACCGTCCTACCTCCTCAAGCATATAAAGGCATTACTCTGTTGCGCTTGGGTTTGTTTTTGTTTTTAAGTTTAACGCGAGCAGCCTCACGAGCGCGCCACCCGACTCGACGATCGGGTTCTACTCGCGCGGATCGTGGTTGACCAGGCTGCAGAGACTTCTGCGCAGCAGCATGGAGCTTTTGATAGTTGTCGAAGTGCTTCCTCTGCGCGTCAATCACTAACGCCTCATCTACTACTCGCGCCATCGGCCCACGCTTGGGGGGTACTAACTCCTTCCCCGGCCCAGCAGGCTTTCGCGGAGGCGCAGGCTCAGAAGGGCGTCTGTCCACCGGTCGGTCGCTAGAACGCGTGCCGCCATGGGCCACAGTATTCCTCTTAGGGTCAGTGGTTAGAAACGCCATAACATCTGCTGTTTCCTTTGTCCCGTACTCACCTTTGAGCCGCTTGTGCATTTCGTAGATGTTTTCCAGCCCCTGCTTAACCAGACCTAAAGGCCCGTACGTCAGGTAATTCTTCACAGTGGAGGCAAATTTGTTCTTCGTGTAATTGCCGTACTCGACTACATCGCCAGCCAACCCAGGGTTGGAGGCGGAAAGCCGTCCGGTATAACCGAGCTTCCTAGCTTCTTTAGCGAAGATCGCATCTGCCGCCGCTCTATGACGGGCATCAGGCCAATGAGCCCACACGGCATCATGTTGCCGCGCAAGCTGGTCAAGAGGACTTAGAGTGGGTGCATCACCCCACTCAACAGAAGGTTGCACCTTACCATCACTCCAGTAAGGCCCCACGTAGTTACCAGAAGCCCAGAAAGGGGCTGTAGCGTCCTCTCCGGGATTACCCTGGTACTCTGACATGGTGTGGTATTTGTTTATTTGTTTCTTTTACCCGCCACCACCACCAAGTCCCCTGCCGTGGAACAGGGGGTCAGTTTAACGACTTGACCAGGTCGAACAGACCTCCTTACGCCAAGGCGTGCTCGTAACCATACTGCCTCGCGAGCAGCAGATCACGCGACACCAACCGTGACGGAGGGAAGTCTGTTGGAAACCTTTCGGACAGCTCAAGGTACATCCGTCGCAGAAGCCCGTGTTTGCGGACGTCATGCCTGTAGTTCTCCATGTGGGAGCAGAGCGCATCCCCCAAATGCTCCCTCTTCACAACTCGGAGGTGTTCGATGTGTTTAGTACACCTCTTTGGGAAATACTCAGGTCCCTCCTTACCCATTCGGAGGTCCGACGAGAAGTACTCGGAGTGGTAGATGGATTCGCGGACATGGATCTCCATCGGCACCCCTAGTCGTGCCGCTGCTGCAACGTACGGTTCAGGACCTCCCGGCACGGGGTCCTGGTTGACGTCATCGCCACCGCAGAAGAAACCCAACTCTTTGATCTCGTCATCAGTGAGGCCTAGGCGCATACACGTCATGACATGCACGACTAGCTGCGCTATGGAGTTGGCTGCGATGGTCATGAACCATCCACTCTTCATGATGCCCGGTTTGTTGGGCTTGAAGGCGGAGCCGTTACTAGTACGGTAGCTCGCGTGTTCGAACATCTGCTCGAACGCTAGTTCAACGTCCTTGAGGTACTCAGCGAACTGGTCTTCGTCCCACTCCTTGGGGCAAATGGCCAGCATCTGCACGACCTGTCTGACAATGGTGGCGATCCACATGTGGTAGTGAAAGTCCCACGTGCTCTTGTCGCTCTCCCAGACCTCGTTGAGCAAAGTATCAGCGAGATGCTCGATGTGGCCGGGGTTTGCCGGTGAGAACGCGTATTTCACCGGCGTGTTTTTCCATTGCTTGACCAAGGCTGTGGCGAGGTTCTTGAAGATGGAAACGTGTTTGGCAGTGATATGGACAGGGCAACCGGCCAGAACGCGCGGCATTTCCGCTTGCAGCTTCTTCAGCTTCGTGGGTTCGCCCTTCAACATTGTCTTGATGTGGAAGGCGAGATTGTCCCACTCGTTGAGTACATGCTGGGCGAAGCCGCGTTCACCGAACGACTCAAGCACCAGCTTATTGGTCGGCTTGCCTTCCGCGCAATACGGGAAGCCAGACGACTTAGCTGGGTCGATGTACGAACTGTGAATGACGTTTTCTAGCAGGCCTTCAACGCTCTTGTAGTTGTGGTCAGGAACAAAGGACGCAGGTTGCATCATGTCCGCCACAATGGCGGCACACCGTCGGATCTCTACCTCAGTGGGAGCGTCAACGACTGACTTTGTGGCCTCACAAAACAGCTGCAAGTGCTTCTCGAGTGATTTACACTCTTCCTCAGGGGTCATGCTCGGGTAAGCGAACAGACCTTGCTCATATCCGAGTTCCACAATTTCCTCCATGTGGTCCTCAATCACCTGTGTCGCTTCAGGTTGCACCTTGGGTGCTGACGGGCCGTGCACTGGTTTCAAGCCGCGCTCAACGGTGTAGCTAGATGCCACCCGGTTCGTCTTTGCTTTGCTTCTCAGTGAACGACGCGACTTGGCCTTAGAGACCACGCTGGCGTTCTCAAAGGTGTTGCGATGGTATCTATCATCGTCATAGTCGACGTACCTGTCACGAGACCTACTGGGGGTAGAATCAAGCAACAGATCCTGAATGATGTCTTCATCGCGCATGGGATTACCCGTGGACCCGAAACACTCCACAAGGCCATCCATGTCCCACCCATACGTGGCTTCGCCGTTTTCAAGCACTATGGCAAACTTGCCATCTCGCATCTGCTTGACATTGACGATACCGCCTCGCCACTTGTGCTGCCTGTACGCTTCCTTATAGGACGCATCGGCGTACGTGTAACGCTTGCGGTTCTTAGAGACGGCCTCCAACCCGGTACCAACATCAATGAGATACTGGATGAGCTCGACTCTAAGCGCCACGTTGTGTTCACCAGCAGCACTCACGTGCATGCCAACAACACTGTTTCCGCACAACAGGATGGACCCCGAGAAACCCTTCTGGGTGGAAGCCGTGTGATGAAGCTGCTCATACCCTGAGCCAGGCAACGTCTTCCCAGACGCGGAGACCAACAGGCCGTCAGGTGTGAACCCAACACTGTGCACCTGCTGGTTGTACGCGGATCTCACTTTCGTGGAAGCTTTGGTCAGACCAATCTGCGACCACTGTTCGGGCGATAGCTCACATGCGAAAGCGTCGACGTCGTAAGAGGATATGACGTTGTTCTCTGGCGAAAAGAAATCGTCCTCTACCCTGTACAACTTGCGGGTGTCAACCTCATAGTTGCCTTTCTTCGTCCTAGCTAAGGGAGCCAGGTAGACGCGTGCCGTAGACTGGTTCAGCGTGTTGCTGCAGTGCCGAGCGGTTATGAAATAGTCATCCATGCGCCAAAAGGTGCCGAACAACTTCGCATCCGTCTCACCAGTAGTTACGAGCATTGCGCCCACCGGTTGGGCTTTGCAAGGGAAATACTCAGACCCTGGCATAGCCATCTCATCCTGGTGTGCACCGGTTGTCGCCTCTTCCGCGGTGAGATCGTACTCCTTGCCGTTGACAACGACTCGGTACACGATTCCCGACTCACCGAGAATTTGGCCTAAATACCGGTTCTTCGCGACTTGGCCGCCGGCCGTTATGGTGATGCGCGGCCCCTTGGCTAGGCTGT